AATATTAAGAGATTTTCTTAATTTTATTATTGATTTATTATTTAATTCATACATAAATTTAGGATTAAATAATGAATAACTATAATCAACATCTTCAAATAATAATTTTTCATCATCCTTACTTGTTAATGCTAGTTCATATAATGATAAAATTTTTATTTTGTCTTCAATATTTGAATAATTATATAATCTATAATTATTACCATTACCTCTACAATAAAGTGAAAATAATGGTAATATATCCGGTAAACCAAACATCTCAACAGGTGTGTTAAATAATTCTTTATAATCTCTATTATGATTATTATACATATTTGGTAATAATGAATATGCTTCTGCAACACATTTTACATGTAATTTTTCATAAAAATATAAAAAAGATTGATTACAACCAATTCTCATACATTCACCAACTCGTGATAATGCACTATCCATATCATTTTTATAACCAGTGCATGGTAAATTTGTGTTTATTTCTTTAGATTTTTTTATTTGAGGATAGATCATAACACCATTAAAAGACATTTGAGATACAAATTCCATAAATACCCCTTGACAATTTGTTTTTCTATCACTATCATTAAAACCATGTAACCTCATCATTATTTTATGTAAACACCTAAATTTTATAAAATCATCTAAATTTGTATATAAAACTACCATAACATAATCATCTGAATGTTCCATATGTTCAATTATTAATTTACTATCTGGATACATTTTTCTCCAACAATAATATGTATAATTTGAACAACACACTGCTTTATATGATGATGAATAGTTGAACATCCCTTGTAGAAAATTTTGTGTACTATGAAATCTTGATGTTGCTTTTATTTCTTCATCATTCAGAAATGTGATTGTTTCATTAATACCTAATTTTTTTAAATCCTTATTTGTTGGTGTAACAACTTTGTTATATATGTTCATTGGTACTTGAATATATTTGTCACTCCATAAATTAAATGTTGCTAATAATAATTGATACATATTATTTGGTAAAATGTCTTTCATACCATAAACCATTGATATAAATGAAGATAATGTTTCTGCTGCAGACCATTTTGTACAATCACCATTAACAAAACAAATATTATATGTGTCATCAGTTGGGATGTTAAAATATATTCTCTCAAGCATTTTTTGCATTGACAGTGTTTTTTCATCACCTGGTATAGATATTGCTTCATTCGGTGAGTTTTCTGATATTTTTTTAAAAAAATTTTCTGTACATCTTGCAAGTGCTTTTGCACCAATATTTATTACATAAAATTCTCTTTTTGATCCATATTGTGCTTTTATACAAATATCTGCAATTAATTTATTTTCAGTTGAACAAATATAATCATTAGCTAAATCCACTGTCTTTTCTATATTTGGTTTATTTTCAACAATTTCCATAATTGTTTCAAAAACTTTCTGTCTAGGTTTGTGAGGATTGTAAAATGTACTTTTTGTGTGTAAATAATACTTAGTTAAATTGTTTATTTCATTAATTTCTTGTGTAGTTAATTCCTCACCTTCATTTTTTTTATATTTTCTATATTTATCAAAATATCTTGTTATTATTCTCTTACTTTCCTTAACATTTTCTTGAGTAATATATCTATCAACATCATTTATAACAGCTTTTGTGCTGATTAATTCTGAAATCGGTTCATTATTTATCATATCAACATATTTTTTTATATTTGGTTTTTCTAATGACAAAGTATATTTTGTTGATTTTGTTATAATTGGTGCACAGCAACCAATTTTTGTATTATACATTAAATAATTGTAAATATCCTCATTTTTATGAAAAGAACCATATTTAATATAATCTGGTAAATTATCAAATTGTCTTTGGAAATCAATTATTGTTTGTATTGCTTTAATTTCTTCATGAAATATGTTAGATGGTTCTTTCATTGTATGAACATAAATAAAAGCTTCATCCATAACTTCTGATATATCTAATAATTTATAATCACCCCATAATGAAGGTATATTAATATCACCACCAATTGAATTTATGGATCTTTTACCATCTAAAAATTCTGGTTTTAATAATTGAATTCTATTATTTTTAACAGCATCATATATTTGTGGTAATCTTGTTAATATTCTTCTAACTAACCAACATTCTAATGCACATCTATATGGTGGCCCAAATTTTTCAATTAATAGTTTGTTTATATTTGTAAAAATTGAAAATGACGACATATATGCATATCTGTTGTCCATAAGTAATTCTGCAACTTTTTGATTAGAACATAATGAGATTATCGTTCTTAATGAAAATATATATTTATATTTATTTGGTATTAATATAGAATCATAATTTGTCGTACTCATAAAACTATTCATTGTTGATGATAACACACTATAATATGAATCTTTCATAAATGTTAGTTTAGATGTTGGTAATCTTCTCCAATTACTAATAATCAATGTTAATTCATTGTTTAATTTTATTTTTTTAATTTTGCCAAACACATTACTATAATAATCTGGTGTTTTTGTAATTATTATAAACATAAATGGTTTTCCAGATTCAGAAAATAATTGGTTAAAACAACCAGCAACAATACAAATCATATTTGGTATGCCAGCATTAAAAAATGAGAATGTATGTGGTTTTAAATTCAATAATGAGAAGTGTAATAATTGATTTATTATTAAATGACTTGATTGTAAATAATGGTATGCATATGTATTCTTGAAATGATCATATGCTGGTAGATATTGTTCAATCATTGCTTTTTTCATGTTTGTTGCATCTGGACTATCATTTGAATAAACTTGAGTAAAATAATCATCTCTTTGTTGTTCATATGGGAAGTCACCACTTAAATATTCAATATGTTTATCTATTGCTATATAGTTGTTAAAATCAATTGTATCCTTAACATCCCATTTTTTTATGTTTGGTTTATTTTTAAAATAACCAATTGATGTTTTACTCCATTGTTGTCTAAAATTTTCATCAACATCAGAAAAAGAAATATTTACAGTTTTTTGTTTTATTGGATAATGTTGTATATTATTTTCTTTTAATATACCTTTTAAATATAAATAATCTATAAATGATAAATTTTGTTTATA